GCTAATTCTAGAATATTTAGGGCGTTATTTATCATTTTATAATAATATATGAAAAAATAATATTACAGTTTCTTAATATTAAAAAGAAACCATTTTTTAAAGCCATATTTTATAAAGACGTATAAATACGTCATGATAAATATTGTTTTAAAAAATGGTTTTAAATAATTATATTATTTTATAAAACAACAGTATATTTATTAAAAAAAAAGTATATAGTAATAGTATATTATATATACAAGGAATGCCAAGACGTTTTTTTAAGAAATTAGCCAAAGGAGTAGCCAAAGGCGCAAAAGCAGTCGGAAAAGTTGCAATGCCTGTTTTAGCATCAAAAGCCCGTATGATGGCTTCAACAGTTGCACCAGCAATCGACAGAAAGATAAATTCAACTTTAAATAATTTATCTAATTCATTAATATCCAAAATATCAGGCCACGGAGACTACACCACATCGGAAGCAGATATAAGACACAATACACTTATCCGCCCAACTACTGATGATAATATCCCACAATTTGGAATGATAAAAGGAGGTATAAGGGTTCAGCATCGCGAATATTTAGGAGATTTGAAATCATCAGGAGTATTTAAAAATAATGTATATCGAGTTAATCCAGCACTCTCTGAGACGTTCCCGTGGCTATCTCAATTAGCATCAAATTTTGAAAGATATCGCTTTTTAGGTTTATGTTTCGAATTCAAAAGCGGTTCAAGTGATGCTTTAAATAGTGTTAACACTGCTTTAGGGTATGTCGTTATGGCTTCACAATACAACAGTCTCGCAACTCCATTTATTAATAAACAACAAATGGAAAATACACAATATTGTGTATCGGTTAAGCCTTCTAAGTCAGTTATACACCCTATAGAATGCGACCCAAGTCTAGCACCTGCGCCCGTATTATATACAAGATTGGCAACGGTCGGCGATATTACAGCGGGAGACCTTCGTTTATATGATCATTGCCAAGAAGAAATAGCAGTTGTAGGAATGCAACAGGATAACGTAAATTTAGGCGAGTTATGGATATCATATGATATTATGTTATATTTACCAGTATTGAATAATGGTTTAGCACTAGATAACAAAACTCAACATATAGGTATGACTATAATGAATTCAGGCGAATCAGACTTCAGCCCAGTCGGAAGACTACAATATAATTTATTTGATAATTTCGGCGGAGTGTTAAACCAATCTACGCACACTTATTTCTTTCCAATAGGAACAAACGGACTATATTTATTGAATATTAATTGGAAGGGCTCGGCGACAGGTGGACAAGTATATTCAGTTGATCAGCCGAATATATTAGATATAGTAGGCGTAGACAATTGTGAAGTCGTTAATTTATATTGTCGTCAAAACCCTCAAGCATTCCGACAAGAAAGAGCCGTTTACGGGTATAAAGTCCGAGGCGGTGGCGAATTACTGGAATTTAGCGCTCAATATTGTATTAGGATTATTAACCCTAATATACAAGCTTTAATTAAATTCGACCCTAATTCATCTTATTTTAATAGTTTATTAGAGCCTTGTATAGGTGATTTTATCGTGACACAAGTTAACGGAAACCTATTAAGCAACTTAACGCCAATCCCATAAATAAAATAATATAATTAAAATAATTAAAAAAAAATACTATAGAATTAAATTAATTTTATAAAAATTAATATCTAAGGTTATTATTATTAAATGAACTTGACTAATAATAATAACCCACACGGCCCACAAAATGATTTATGTGATGATACAACAAAGAAATATTATTGCGATTGGCACGATTACAGTGAAGAAAAACGCAAATTAATTAATCATTTTGATATCCCTCTTAATAGTTGGTTTATTACCATTACATTAAATTCTAAATTTTATGTAAAAAGGGCTAGAAATCAATTTTTAATTACAAAAGACAAAATAAAATATTTTCTTAAAATGTTTTGTAAAGAATTTTTAATAATACCAGAATTAACACAAAAAAGCAATATTCATTATCACGGTTATATCGTTTTTAACGATAATATTCACGATAATATTACAAAAGAAGATTATTTAAACACTCAGAAAAGTTGTTTAATAGATGTATTAAAAATTATAGGTTTGTCTAAAATTAATACTTCCCCTATTATAGAAGTTAGGCGAACTCGTGATTATATGTTGAAAGGTTTAGAACATACAAATTTAATAATTAATAAAACGTTATCTAATGAAACGCTGAAATTATCAATAAAATACAATAAAAAGAACAATATAATAAACGACCTTAATAATGAGCCTATAACACATAATGATATTAATAGAAAAGTATTAATTATTGATTTTAATTTAGATTAAAAACAACGATATATATAATATAATGTAATAATTATATTATATCTATTAAAAATTTATTGCACAATATAATATATAATTATATTTGCCATATCGTCGAACATTCGAAAGAACATTTATAAATATACATATTTGTAAGGACAACGCTGAGACGACAGCCCCTTCAAATGCGGTTTAAACGGTGATAACATTCGTTAAGGTATCCGCATCACGCATAGCCCCTATGGTCTAACCAAATATTAATATTAGATGTTATTTTAAAGAGTTATATAACGCCCGTATTTTAATATTATAGAATAATATTATTAACGGGTTGCAACTGCAACAAGTTATATAATATGGCTAATTCTAGAATATTTAGGGCGTTATTTATCATTTTATAATAATATATGAAAAAATAATATTACAGTTTCTTAATATTAAAAAGAAACCATTTTTTAAAGCCATATTTTATAAAGACGT